CAATCATTAAGACCAAAACTCTCGCCCCGTGGCGGGAGTTGCGTTTGCAAAAGCGCAAACTCAAAAAAGAGCAAGCCATCGAACGCAAGCTCAATAAAGTCTACTATCCATCACCGATTGGCGCACAAGTTATTGATGTGCCTGATGAGCAGATTGAAGTTGTTGAAGTTGTTGATGACAGTCCACCAACTCGTGAGGAAATGCTACAACAGGCTGAAGCCATTGGCATGAAGGTTGACAAACGCTGGTCAGATGCGACACTGTTGAAACACATTGAGGAATCAGCATGGGCTATACAAAACGACAATTCATAAGCGCATCCTTTGAGGAAATCGGGCTTGCGTCTTATGTGTTTGATTTACAGCCTGAACAGCTTGAATCTGCCTTGCGTAGATTAGATGCAATGATGGCAGACTGGAACGCCAAGGGCATCCGCTTGGGTTACCCTTTGCCATCCAGCCCACAAGATAGCAGCCTAGATGAAGAAACCCTCGTGCCTGATTCGGCTTACGAGGCTATTATTTGCAGTCTAGGCATTAGGCTTGCACCAAGTTTTGGCAAGACAGTGATGCCTGATACAAAAGCCACTGCCAAGCAGGGTTACGACATTCTGTTGCAAAGAGCCACATTCCCGCTTGAACAGCAACTTCCGGCAACAATGCCTGCTGGTGCTGGCAATAAACCTTGGAGAGTCTACGATAATCCATTTATCAGACCACCAGCCAATCCTGTTACTGCTGGCCCTGATGGGCCTCTCGAATACTATTAAGGACAGTCATGCCACAAATCAATCAGTTACCAGTACTCAGCACTGTTTCAAGCGGAGACCAGTTACCCGTTTATTCTCCCAATAATGGGGATGCAAGACGTTTGTCCATTGGCAATCTGTTGACATTTTTCCAGCAAAGTTTTGCATCGCCAACGCTGTCGGTGAATCTGTATGTGCCTGGCTCTGGGTTCAACATCACTGTTCCAACTCCTGTCAGTCAAGATCAATGGATGTTGTTGCAACCTGCTGGAACGCTGGCATCTGGCACGATCACCTTGCCTTTGAATACTGGAGTGCCTGATGGCACTACGGTGCTGATTACAACTACCCAAGAGATTACCTCACTGACGATTGCGCTGAATGGTGCAACTGCTCTTTATGGTGGCGTGACATTCTTGGGTGCTGGTACTGCAACAGCCATTCGGTTTTATCAGCCTACAAACTCTTGGTATCAGATTAATGCTGAGACTGTTTATGCTGCGGGTATGCAAGCATTTTTGGCGACACCATCAAGTGCCAATCTACGGGCGGCAATGACTGATGAAACAGGCACTGGTCTGTTGGTATTTAACACCAGCCCAACTTTCGTAACACCAATTCTTGGCACACCAACATCAGGTACGCTGACCAATTGCACAGGTTTGCCTGTTGCTGGTGTAACTGGACTTGGCGCAAATGTAGGTGCATTTTTGGCAACCCCATCAAGCGCAAACTTGGCGGCAGCATTAACCGATGAAACTGGCACAGGCGCAGTCGTATTTGCAAATACACCTACATTGGTGACTCCAAATATCGGTGCAGCCACAGGAACAAGTTTAGCAGTCACAGGGTCACTTAGATCATCTGGAACGGCTGGTGTGGGTTATTCCACAGGCGCAGGCGGTGTAGTTATTCAAGGCACAAGCCGAACCACAGGTGTGACGATTAACAAACTAACTGGTCAAATCACATTATTTTCTGCGGCAGGCACAACCAGCGCAACTACTTTCACTGTGACCAACAGCACCGTTAATACCACCGATGCAATTATTCTCACTCAGCACACTGGCACTGATTTATATAATTTGATGGTCACTAAGACAACCTTGGGTTCTTTTGATATTACATTCCGCACCACTGGCGGAACAACAACTGAACAGCCAATATTTAACTTTGCAGTTATTAAAGGCACAGATTCATAATGGCAACCAAGCCAAAGTCATCGGTCAATGAGGCTGGCAACTATACGAAGCCAACCATGCGTAAGCGACTCTTTGAGGAAATCAAAGGTTCTGCTGTGCAAGGCACTGCGGCTGGCGAATGGTCGGCTCGCAAAGCCCAACTGTTAGCAAAGAAGTACAAAGAAAAAGGTGGCGGTTATAAATGAAAGCCACACAAAAAAGCCTCAAAGATTGGTCAAGTCAAAACTGGCGCACCAAGTCTGGAAAGCCATCGTCTGAAACGGGAGAGAGATATCTGCCCGAGAAGGCGATTAAAGCCTTGAGTGCAGCAGAGTATGCGGCAACCACACGAGCAAAGCGTGAGGCTACAAAGGCTGGAAAACAGTTTGTCAAGCAGCCTAAAAAGATTGCTGAAAAGATCAAGGGTTTCAGATGAAAACTCCAGCCTATGCACGAAAAGAAGGTCAGAATCCCAAAGGCGGCTTGAACGCCAAGGGAAGGGCTGCGGCAAAGGCCGAAGGCATGAACTTAAAGCCTCCTGTCAAGTCTGGTGACAATCCTCGCAGAGCATCTTTTTTAGCTCGCATGGCTGGCAACGCTGGCCCTGAATACAAAGACGGTGAACCCACTCGATTGTTGTTAAGTCTAAGGGCTTGGGGCGCATCATCAAAAGCAGATGCCAAAGCCAAGGCAAAACGCATCTCTGAACGCAACAAGGCTAAGTGATGCAAATACCTATCCTAAACGGTATCTACACCGACAGCACCCCTGAACTGCGTACCAGTTACCCAGTGAATCTTGTGCCTGTGCCAAAACAATCTGGCATCAGCAATGGATTTCTGCGACCAGGCGATGGCATTATGTCCAATGGCACAGGGCCAGGCGTTGATCGTGGCGGCATCAACTGGAATGGTCAGTTATATCGGGTCATGGGTACGAAGTTGGTAGAAATCGACAGCGCAGGTGCAGTGACTATATTGGGCGATGTGGGTGGGCCAGTAGACCAACTGGTGACATTTGATTACAGTTTTGATGTGCTGGCGATTGCCTCTGGTGGTCGCTTGTATTATTGGATTCCAATTAATACGCCAGCAACATCGGTATGGAATCCGACTGCCCCAATTCTGAGACAAGTCACAGACCCAGACCTTGGCGTGGTGCTTGACTTCTGTTGGGTTGACGGGTATTTCATGACCACCGATGGTGCGAATTTGGTTGTCACAGAATTGACAAACCCAACTCAAGTCAATCCTTTGAAATATGGCAGTTCAGAGGTTGACCCAGACCCTGTAGTAGCACTCATTAAATTGCGAAACGAGGTCTATGCTCTTAACAGTAACACCATTGAGGTATTTGACAATGTGGGTGGCGAGTTATTTCCATTCGCACGAATTGATGGCGCACAAGTCCAAAAGGGAGTGCTTGGCACACAAGCCTGTTGTATTTTCATTGACCGCATTGCTTTTTTAGGCGGTGGTCGCAATGAAGCGCCATCCATTTATGTAGGTGCAGCCGCAACAACTCAGAAACTAAGCACTCAGGAAATCGACAATCTTTTGCTTGAGTACACTGAAGCACAATTGGCCTTGGTTAAGTTAGAGGCCAGGAACGACAAAAATCACCAACATCTTTATGTGCATTTGCCTGATCGCACCATAGTTTATGACGCATCCGCATCTGAGGCATTACAAACTCCTGTCTGGTTCACGCTGACTACAACCATTGCGGGATTTGCACAATACCGAGCCAGAAACATGGTTTGGATATACGACAAATGGATGGTTGGCGACCCACAGTCCAACAGCATTGGTTACTTGGTACAGAACATAGGCCACCATTGGGGACAACAAGTGCGCTGGGAGTTCGGCACATTGATTGTCTACAACGAGAGCAATGGGGCAATATTTAACGAGATGGAACTTGTCAGCCTGACAGGTAGTATTGCATTGGGCAAAAACCCAAAAATCAGCACTAGCTACTCTTTGGATGGGCAGACTTATTCACAGGAAAAGTTTATCTCTGTCGGCACGATTGGCAACCGTCAAAAGCGTTTGGCTTGGTTTCAGCAGGGTCACATGAGGAACTGGCGCATTCAGCGTTTCCGTGGTGATAGTGATGCTCATGTGTCTTATGTTCGCCTTGAGGCGCAGATTGAAGCATTGGCATACTGATGGCAACCGCACCTGTTTCCCGCAAACTTAACTTGACCCGTGACCAGCTTGCGGAGTTTCTGACCGATCAACAACAGATCAGACAGTTTGAATTGCTGTTTTCCACTGTTGACCAACTGCAAGTTATTGTCGGGACTGACTTTGAGTATCAGGCAGACACGGCAGCGGCAACAGCAAATGAGGCATTGGCACAATTAAGTGCATTGGCGCAAGATACCTCAGTTGATGATGCTGTCCTCAACGCCAAGGTGCAACAGACATTAGATGCTATCCCAAGATTGGCTCAAGCATTGGATTTGCTTGCACTAGCCCCTGTGCGTAATAATATCGAATTGGAGCATGATGTAAATGGCATCTTGCCTTATGCAAACCAAACCCCAAGGGTAAGATCTAATCAGGTGCTGATATGGCTTTCGATGTAATTACCCCTGTTAAATTAGGCCAAGCCGCCATCACCACTGGCGTGACTACGCTTTACACTGTTCCAGCCAGTACACGCACGTTGCTCAAAGAATTCAGCATTGCCAATACAACGGCAGCCGCCATAAACGTGAGAGTCTTTTTAGTTCCATCAGCAGGTTCGGCTGGAACTGGAAATGCTTTCCTATACGATGTGTCTGTGCCAGCCAATAACGCCTTGCAATACAACGGCATTGAGGTACTGAACGCGGGGGATACCATTCAAATTCAAGCAGCATCGACTGGCCTCACAATCATCGCAAGTGGTGGCGAAGCCACATAAGGAGTATGAAATGACCGTATCAATCAAGGTGCTGATACCACCAAAACAGGCCGAAGGCACACAGACTACGCAGTACACAGCTGTGAACTGTAAAGCGATCATTGACAAATTCACTGCCACCAATACCACAGCAGGAAATGTAACGATCAGCGTTAACTTGGTGACAAGTGGCGGCACAGCAGGCGTAACTAATCTGATTGTGGACACCAGAAGCATTGCACCAGATGAGACCTACACATTCCCTGAATTGGTCGGGCAAGCATTGGAGTCTGGCAGTTTTATATCTACCATTGCAAGCGCAGCCACATCATTGACCATTCGTGCCAGTGGGCGTGAAATTACTTAAAGGAGCTAGAAATGAAAGAATTTATGATGATTCCCAGAGGCTTTAATGGCTTGCCGATGGAAGAAGAATTTTTGACCAACGCAGAGAACAAAAAGAACTATGCCGTTGCGGTGGCTGATTGGAACTATGGCCCTGAAATGCCCACCAATGAGCCTGGTGCAAATAAGGAGTTCTACGCTGGTTTGGCAGAGGCAATGCAGTGCGATGAAAAAGACGCAAGACGCAAGCATTGCTCGAACTGCGAGTATTACGATAACAGCTTCATGACCCAAGTGCGGATTGAGCGCATCCCAATGGCGGCTTATGACAAGGGCGCAGGGTTTAGGGGTCACTGCGAAAAGCTGAACTTTATCTGCAACGATATGCGGGTTTGTCAGGCTTGGGAAGACAGAGAATATGAGGATTGACCTTTTCCGAATTTGTGCGAAAATCAAGCCGCTGAGTTCTGGCATCCAGCGGCCTGCCCTATCTAGGAGTTGTGGATGACCGATGGACTGCGAGAAAACCTGACAAAGGTTTTTATGCTACCCCAAACAGCCATTGATTGGCTGATGATGGTCTTTGACGCAATCCAAGTCTTTGATGATGTTGCAGATGGCGATGAAGTGGAACGAGAAGACCTCAATGCGACCATTTGGAACACATTGGTGGGTATGCACCAGAACACCTTTTTTATCGCCAACAGCACCCATTTAACGCCCTTGCTGGCGACAATGATTCTCAAGTGGCAATCCTCGGATACGGCAGAGCGCAATAAACAGGCAGATGCAAAATCTTTTGTTTGGCGAGCCGGATATTACGATTTGATTTTAATGACCGTTTCGCTAGTGCATGGGGCTGGATATGCCACAAAATATGGTCATCATGTGATGGCTTTGTATGGCGAAACTTTTGAAGATTACATGAAGGAGTTTGGCGATGCCTGATCCAATAACCGCCCTAGTCGTTGGTGGAAGCCAACTTATCGGAAGTTCAATGCAAGCCAAAGCCGCAGGTTCAGCGGCAGAGATTCAATCTGGTGCA